AAGCGCACTGCCTGCATACTGAAGGCGGAGGGCGTTGTCGCCGGTGTATCAGACCTCATCCTGCTGGTCCCGTCAAAAACGCACGCCTGCCTGTGCATCGAAATGAAGGCCGGTAAATCAGGGAGGCAATCGCAGCACCAGCTCGCATTTCAGAGGGACGCAGAGGGTGTAGGAAACAGATACATCATTTGCCGAACATTCGATGATTTCAGAAACGCCGTAACACAGCACCTGAATGAGCGCTGAACGCATCACCGACATATACGAGCGGCGGCTGATACGCCGCCTTATGCAGACAGACCTGCAGACTGCCGCCGTCTACCGGCGACTGATAGACGAGGCGGCACCGATTATGGCCCGTTACCGGCTGACTGCGCGCGGTGTCATTTACCGTAACCCTGACCTGGACAGGGAGCTTACTGCCGTGCTGGGAGCTTTCCGCCGCCGATTGCAGGAGCTTATTGACAATACCTCGGCATGGGCCTGGGCCGCTGCGGACGAGAAAAACGACCGAATAATAAGCGAATATATCTCCGGCATGCCACTGTCGAATGTTGCCCGAAACGGACTCTTCGCCCGCAACACCCAGGCGTGGGAGACATTTCAAAAGCGAAAGTACGACGGAATGCAGATCTCTGACCGCGTGTGGAACCTTACCATGGCCAACCGCGCCCTGATTGAGGACTACCTCGATAATGGACATATAACCGGACGGCCAGCAGAGGCAATAGCCCGCGACGTCCGTCAGCTGATGAACGAGCCGGACAAACAATTTCGCAGGGTGCGCAACGCAAAGACTGGCAAGCTGGAGCTGAGCCGCGCGGCACGGGAGTACCACCCTGGGAGTGGCATATACCGGAACAGCATCCAGAATGCCCGCCGCCTTGCCCGCACAGAGGTCAACATGGCTTACAGGACCAGCGACCAGGAGCGGTGGAAAAGCACGGATTTCATCCTCGGATACGAGGTAAAACTAAGTGCCCAGCACTGGGAGAAGATGCCATCCGGAGACATATGCGACCAGGTGACGGGGAAGTATCCGAAGGATTTCAAATTCGTAGGCTGGCATCCTAACTGCATGTGCATATGTGTGCCGGTCATGCCTTCCAAGCGGGAGTTTCTGGACCGCCTGACGGATGGCACACCCATCGAAGGGGAGGTCACCGACGTCCCGGAAGGGCTAAAGGGGTGGGTTGCGGATAACCGGGATAGGGTGGCCGGTTACAACCGCCAGCCATTCTGGGTGCAGGATAACTTCAAGGGCGGCACGATTGACGGGGAGATAAAGACTTTCCGGAGGCTGGTGCCAACGGAGAACCCATACCAATAATTTCGACCATTTGGGCAACGGTCAAAACAACGGCGGCAAAGAACATTATTGCACCGTAACCTCTGACGAAATTTGAGCCATAACATAAAAACATTATTTCACCGGATGAAAGAAAAAATCTTATCAGCACTGAAAACCAAGTATCAGAACCTGGGGTTCAGTGAAAAGGCATTCGGGGGCGTGGCAGACTACCTGGCCGCAACCGTTACCGAAGAAACACAGATCGAAACCGCCACCGGCGGGGTCGAAGCACTCCTCAAAGCATTCCAGGGAGACATCGACGCCCGCGTCACCACGGCGCTGGCAAAGCAGAAGTTAGAATTGGAACGTAAACCCGCCGACCCTCCAAAACCTTCAGACCCACCTAAGGATGATGTTCCGCCGTGGGCGAAGGCGATGATGGAGAAACTGGAGACCTTCGAGAAAAAGGAGCAGCAGGCGGCAATCACGGCGAAACTTACGGCCAAACTCAAAGAAAAGGGGGTGACCGAAAGTTTTCTCAAACACGCTAACCTCGCCGTCACCAGCGAGGCGGAGATTGACACGGTGGCTGCCACTGTTGAAAAGGACTGGGTGGAGTTCAAACAGGACCTCATCAACCAGGGGCTATTCGTCGAGACTCCGAAGAAACCGGCAGGACCCGGAAAAGAGGGCGAAGACATCGGCAAGATCATCGCCGAACGACGCAACTCCGGGGCCAGCGACGGGGTGAAAGGAAAAGAGATTTAATAACCCGAAAATTTGTATTTCATGCAGATTACATCCGAAACCATTGCACGCCGCAAGGTGATCTTCGACAGCATTATCGAGGACATCCCCGGCGGGGTCGGGCTGGATAAGTCGAGGCTCACCACGGGCCTTGAGCAGGTCGAAGCCGGAACCCTTGTCAACGTGGCCAACCGGGTGGCAGAGGTCGTCAAGACCGCCATCTGCGTTGCCAACAGCGCTGACGCAACCCACATCAGGGTGGCAAAAAACCACCTGTTCAAAGTCGGGGAGAGCCTGACCGACGGCTTCGCCGTTGCTGCCATCTCTGCCATCGACACCACTACCAGCACGGATTACGACATCCTGACCCTTGGCGCCAGCCTTGTCAGCTATGCCGCCAATGCAGTACTGATCGAGGTAAATACAGGCGCAGCCATGGGCGTGTATGCCTCGGCTACCGTTACCATCGCCACGGGCAAAACAATCACCGTTAACGACCAGAGCGGCCGCGCAGCGGGTATAATTGTAAGCATCTCCGCAGCTGGAGACGACAACCTTGCTGTGACCTTCTCAGGGAATACACTTAGTATTGCACTTGCAAACACTACAGCAACGAAAAACACTCCGAGCGTTGAGATCCAGACTGCAATCCGCGCCTTGGGGAACACCCTTGGCATCGACTTTGAAGCATGGACTTGCACCGGAGATGAACTCGCAGGATCCGCCATCACTCCCGCCAGCGGGACCATGGCCCTGAACCAGCCATACAAGTACCTCCCAACCGGTATCGTCCGCGAAACCGTCAATGTGGAGTATGACAATCCCGACGTTGCCGTCGTCCTGAAAGGAGCCGTTCGTCAGAGCGCACTCCCGTATGCCGTGAACGCAGCCGTAAAGGCCCTGCTTCCGAATTTCACATTTAACGCCTAACCCCCAGGAGAGATGAAAACACCTATCATTGAAGGATTCACCCAGGCGGGCCTCGAATCATACCTGAATGCCCGGCAGTATGCCGCGCTGTACTGGCCCACCCTTTTCCCGCTGAAGAACGTCAACTCCCTGGACGGGAAGACCATTGTCGGAGACAGCGGTAACCGCGTCGCGGCCCACGTCATCAGCTTCGACGCCTCGGCACCGCAGGCCACCCGCAAGGAGCTTGTGAAAAAGTATTTCGACATTCCCAAGTCGGCCATCAAACGCGTGAAGAGCGAAAAGGAGATCCTCGAACATGAGGTCACCCGCGCCCTGCGTGGCAATGACGCAGTACTTGAGGACTATTTCAATGACATCGACTTCGTGTACGACGCCGTTCAGGCCCGTATGGAATGGTTCGCCCTCCAGGCCCTGTCACTGACCAAGATCAAGCTGACCACCACGAACAACCCGCTTGGCATCACAAACGAGGAGTATGTGGATTTCGGAATGCCATCGGCAAACAAGAAGACCGTGGCTGTCGTGTGGAGCACGGCCAACCTGGCCACCATGAAGCCTATCGCGGACTTCAAGGCCGTGGTAAAGGCAGCCCGCGCCGCAGGCATCCAGCTCACCAAGGCTCTGGTAAATCCCGACGCCTTCGACCTGATCACCGGATCGACCGAGTTTCAGACCGCGGCCAAGAGCCTCGTGGCTGGTGAAAGCCTGATCCTGGGTAACCTGACCCTTGACATCGCCAACAGCGTTCTGAAGGCCATGCGTCTGCCGGAACTGGTGATCGTCGAGACCAGCGTAGCCATCGAGAATGCCGCAGGTACTGCAACCCACGCCAACCCGTTTGACGCCAACCATGTGACCTTCATTCCGCAGGCCACACTTGGCGCCATGTATAACGGCCCTATCGCCGAAGAGGTTGAGAAACCGATGGATGTCCTGCAGAGTAAGCGCGGCAACGTGCTGGTGAGCGTGAAGAAGACTTTCGACCCGGTAAACGTAATCACAAAGGGTGAGGCCAACGCCTTCCCAAGCTGGCCGATGGTTGACAAGTGCTACTCGTTGTACACCAATGACGCTTCTACCTGGGCTTAATTAACCGATATCACGGATGACAGTCCTTGACGCCATAAAAGCAACCGTAGCCGGGTACCCGCTGTCGAATAATGCGTTCAACCTTGCATTAACCGACCGCGGGTTATCCGGGACGGATTTGTACACTGGGACCTCCCGGGCGTTTGAACTTGCCAAGGCCGATATTTTTATGGTTTTAGCTACGTCCGCCAACGTATCAGAAGGAGGATTCTCCGTGTCGATTCCTGACCGCAAGGTATTTCTTTCAAGGGCGACGGCCATCTACAACCGTTATGGTGAGGAGGCTTCCGGAGGTGACACCGTTTCAGACGCATCTTCAGCATGGTAGTACAGTACCCGCATACGATCCTTATCACCCGTCATCCGGATTATGCCCAGGATGACAGCGGAGATTTCCAGCCTTCAGGTTCTGCCACAACCTTCACGGGGGACGGAAGAGCCGAACCGGCAGGGTCTAACGCAGTTGTCACAGGTCCGGATGGGGACAAGGAGTCGTACTCGTGGATAGTGTATATGCCGCGCATGGACGAAGAGTTTTCTTACGGGGACACCGTGACAATAACCTTTGAAAATGGGTCGGTCAAGACAGGTACATTGAAAAGGCAGAGTAACGGACAATTCAATTCAAGGCTATGGGTCTGATACCGCGATATAACGCAAGGGACATCGAGCGAACCATTGCCGGTGTA